CAATGCTGCCTTTAAGGCCGCCCTTCTCGCTGAAAGCCATCCACTTATCAACTGGAATAAGCGCATTGTTGTCGCCCTCCGTCATTAGGCGTTGCAGCGCCGGTTGGCTGGCGTCATACACGCCGCGCACACGCAGCGCCTTCACCAAGCCATCAATGCGGTCGGACAGGATGTCCAACTCCATCGCCTGATCTTGGTACAGCAGGAAGTCAGGCACCGGCACCAAGGTGTCGCTGGTCGTCGTGGCGTACAGCGGCTTCGGGCAGGGGAAGAATCCCTCAAGGCCGAGCGGGTCATCGCGTACATCAATGACCTGTGGCATACCCTTGACGAACCAGTAGACCTTCAGCGTCTCTTTATCCCATAACTCGCATATCTTGGCGAGGTTCTGCTGACGCTTGCTGTCACGGTAGGCGTTTAACTGATCTGGCCCCTGATCCATCGGGATACGACGGGCCATTTCATCGCCAAAGCGTTCGGCGAGGGCTTCGCGGGTCATGTACACCCAGCGCCACACCTGTCCGACTTCTTCCCACGTTCGGGCCTGTGAGTGTCCAAAGTCCTTCCAATGGACGTAATCCACCGGGGCGCACTCGTAGTCAATTTCTTCTAAATCGGGTGGCGCACCCTCACCGCGCTCAATGTCCTCGGTGACCTGTACGCCATCGTCCTCAATGCCAATTGGGCTAACGTGCGGCTCGTATCGCACCCATGCCACACCGCGACCGCCGAGGAACCGATCCTCTACGCAGTATTTCATCGTGGCGCGGAAGTCTGGGTAATGCTCAATCTCAAAGTCCAACGCCCGCTCAATGAGGCTTGCGGCAACACGGCCTACTTGGTCGTTGTCACCAAAGCGGCGGGATACGTCGGCCTTCGGAAGTTTCGCGTAGACAGCGGGGATCAGCGTTTGGACGTTGCTCCAAAGGATGTTGAACTTCGCCGTCTCATTGCCCGACTGCCCGCGGGTATCGTCGCGGTAACGCTTGATGAGTTTCTTGGTACGCGCTTGCCACTTGGCAAACTCGTTGTCGTACTGGCCGATAAGGCGCAGATACCTGTCTAACTCTGAACTGACCGGCTGTTCCATTACGCTTTATTCCTTGCGCTAATTGCCTTCGCCTTGGCCTTTGCGTCCTCTTTGCTGGACGCACCCCACGCTCGTAGCGCGAGGGCGAGGCGGGTTGGCTCACCGTTCTTTTCCATCGGCCCTGCCATATTGCCCATGCGGGCGAGGAACGATGCGCGGCGCGGATTGTCGCCTGACTTCACGGGAGGCTTCAGCGTCCCGCCTGTCTCGGCCTTGTAGGAAGCACGACCCTTGGCGTTTAGACCGCCCTTTGGGTTCTTCCCCTCACTCCGCTGCCACGCCGCGCTCATTTGTTTTCGGGCTTCACAGTCTTGGCTGACTCACGAAATGCCTTTGCGGTCGGTGCGCCCTTCTCACCCGGCTTACGCATACGCTCACCGCTACCGGCAGCAATGCGCTCGCGTTTAGCGAGGATGTTGGCGTACAAACCGGCTTTGCGTCTGCCGTCCATTACGGCGTGAACAGGCCGACCACGGTGATCGTGGCGTTGCCGAGGGTCGTCGCCGTGACGCTGCCCGTGGTCGCAATGTTCAGCGGGATGGTATAGATGCCCTTCGGCGTATCAGCCGGGAGGGCGGCAATCGTGACGCCACCAACCGCAAGGCTGGCATTTGCCGACACCGCAGTCGTGACCGCCACTACGGCGTGGTGAACGTAATCGGCAGTCTTGCCGAACGTGCTAGTCGCTGAACCACCGACCACCACGTAGGAGTATCGGTATGGGTTATTAACTCCGCTCATATTCTCGCTCTCCGTGGCGAACGCTCATGCGCCGTCCACATATCGTTAAGGGTGACCTGATTTTGCGGCCCGACGATCAACGCCTTTGGTTCCAGCGCGGTGACATTCGTCGGCTCTTGTCGCCACGCAATCGCTAACATCCGAAAGGCATCGGCAGGGTGACTCGTCCAATCGTGACGAGGTGTATGCCGAAACGCCTTTTTGTCCTCGTCGTATTCTCGCTGATATTGCCTCAAGGCTTCAATACCATCTTCACACCGTTTGTCAAACCATACTCGTGGGAGCATATGGCGCACCGCTTGGATGCCGTCTTGCACCGATAGGTCGGGCACGATGGCAAGTTTGCTGACACCGAGGAACTCGGCTAACTGCTCAATGATGCTCTTGCCGCCAGAGGCCAGCGTCTTGGCTTTAGCGTCATGCGGGAGCCAATGCTTGCCGTATCGGTATCCTCGGTCACGGATGATGCCCGCGAGGTCAGCAATGGATGCGCCCGAGATGCTGAAGAAGTCTACAACGTGAATCTCACCGCCCACGACCTGATAGAACCAGCACGCGGTATCGTCTTTGTAGCCCAAGTCCCATGCGGTGTGTACGGGTAGATGCTCGTCCACGGGAACGTGCGTGATGCGGCTTTGATCCTGCGCCTCTCGCAACTCTCGCCCGTAAAAAGCACCGAGGATGGCAGCCTCAAAACTGCACTCGTACTCCTGTAGGTACTGATCCTCGGTCAACTGCGCTCTAGCGGCGGCTAACTCCGATTCTGGGAGTAGCCGGGACTGACTGGCCGGTAGGCGCAACAGGAACCAATCGCCGGGATCTTTCTGTGCGGTCTGGTATATCTGCCAAAACTGATTCTTGCCCTTTGGCGTACCCGCAAAGACAGCCCAGCCTTGTTTGTCTGACAGCGCGGGACGAATAACGTTCCCGAATACGCTCGGCTTGAAGTCGCCGTATTCGTCAAGGTAAATGCCGCTGAAGCCTAGACCACGCATCGCATCTGCGTTGTCGGCACCGAACAGGCTGACCTTGGCCCCGTTCGTCAGCACCATCGTCATCATCTGCTCGTTGATGTCCTTAATGATCGGGGCTGCGTAGAACTTGAAGTAATCCCACGCGATACGGCGTGCTTGGTTCTGGTAGGGGGCGACGTAGCCAAACAACCCATTGGGGGCTTGGTACATCGCTGCGGCCCGGATGATGTCGTTGACGGCTGCGACCGTTTTTCCGGCTCGTCTGTGCGCGACAAGGCACGCCCACCGTTTAGTGCGGTCATGGAAAGGCATGAACGCCCTGCGCGGGTTGTACGGCAGCAGGATGTCAGTCAATCGGTTTGCCCCAGCGGAGGACGGTTTCGGTCTTTTGTGGCCCGCCGTTCTCGCCTGTCACCTCGGTGCGCTGGAGTTTCGGGACATGGTATTCCAGCAATGAGGTGAACGAGTCAAAGGCGGCCTGTGCGCCCTTCTCGGCTGCAATCTCATCTAGCCACGATTGGAGGCGGTCTGCGTTACCGTCAACGAACCGTGCGACGGCCTCTCTGGCAGCCGCAGTCGCCTTATTAGGCGTTCCTGCTTGCCTTCCACCTGTTTTCTTGCCTTTTGCCATGTAGTTCGCTCTAGTTTAGATCACTAGTGTAACAATCAGATGGTTTTTGTGCCTTATTTTCGGTTTATCAATTCGTTTACTGGAACGTCATACGATTTAAATGGATAGGTTTGGCGGCGTTGTTCCTTGGTCATACCAAGTCTTGCCTGAACCGCCCTTGCCTCGGCCTCACCGGCTAACCGTTTGTACTGTTCCCGAGGGTCAGCCATCGTTTCTACCCGCTTTAATTCGTACATCATGTCCCGAATTTCGGGGTCAGCGAGTGTTTCCGGCTTCGCTCTTTCAAAGCCGCTAATGATGAATTCGCCATCCTTGTGGCGATCTGCCGCCATTTGCCCAATTTTGCGGCGTAAACGGTTGATTGTTTCTTCCCGTTCGCCCGCCGACATGATTTTAAATTGGTCAGGGTTGCCGCCACGGGCAAATTTTTCCTTGGCCTGAACGGCGTGCTGAAGTTCATGCGCCAATACCGACTTGATCTCGGGTCGGTTGCGTCCACTAACCCCAATTTCAGGATCAAGCCCAAATGTTTCTCGGGTCGCTGGCACCCGCTCTTGGAAATACCCAGTTTCAGGCACATCAGGCTTCACGCGCATCGTGGTAAGCGTTTCTTCCATGATGTCAGGGTATGCAGCCCGCATTGCCGGGTTGAATACTGCTTCGTTGACGTTATAGGCCCGTGATCGCCCTCCCGGCAAACCATATCCGGGTTTAAACGCCATTTCGTCTGGGATTTCTTGCCGCAATTGATCGTCGGTTCCGCGATAAGTTCCCGTCTCACGCCAAATAGTTTCGGGGTCTGCCCCTGCGGCTTCCATTTCCTCGGCTCGTTTGGCGGCAGCGGCATCCCATGTCTTTGCCGACTTGCCGATAAAGATTTTCTGCATCGTCGGGTCGTACTGTTTAAGCGCACCCGCAAGTCGCCCAAGCGGTAACGCAGAGGCTCCTGCCATCGCCATGCCAGCCTCGTCATCGGCTCGGCGGGCGCGTTCAAAGTCACGGGCGGCAAGGACTTGCCCCACACCCGGCACAAGGCTCCCACCCATTTCCAGCGCCATGTCTATCGCGTCAGAGTCCTGCGGCTGGTCTAGGCTCGTCAGGCGCTCGTAGCGGCGTTTTACGTCAGCCTTGTCACCAAGGTACTTGAGTGCGGCAGCGACTTGTTCGCGGCGTACTGGCATGACTATGCGAGATTGGTCAACTTGTAGCGTAGAGACAACACTTCGTCCACGACCGAATCAAACAGGTTGACGAGTTCGGGGTCTTTCGGGAGGACGTTCCGCAGTTCGTCAAGGAAGTCCAGCAGTTTGTCAGCGTAGGCTTTTGGTTCCTTGCTGAAATGCGCGTCCGTGGGGTAAGAGGCGATCAGGCCATAGCGCCCTTGGTAGGCTTCAGCCCATGCGTCTACGAGGTCAGGGATCGCGGCGTAATAGTTACCGAGTGCCTTGTGTTGGGCGTAGGACTTGGTAGCAAGGTGCTGAAGGTGCGTGACCGTTGCGCTGTGCAACATGGTCGCTACAAATAGCCCTGCTGACTTGTCGTGGCTTGCCATTACTGCATCATCTCGTAGAGTTTGGATTTCTTGCCCTTGCGCTTGGGCTTCTTGCCTTCGTCCTTTTCCTTTTCCTCGGCCTTTTCGTGCGCTTCGCTTTCGTCATCTAACGCGTCCAACGCAGCCATCAGTTTATCTTTGCGAGTGTCAGGCATGGAATTACCCCAAGAATAGGCTTCATTCCGAGGCTATAGCGTTTGTGATAAGGTTGCAAGATGGACACGATCTCTGACGAATATCGCGCCGAACAAGTCAAACTGCACATGAACCCGCACTATGGCGTAGCCTCTATTGCCTTTGCGCCGATCGTCGCGGAACTACTGCGTAACAACAAATGGCAGTCGCTCCACGATTACGGCGCGGGCAAACAAAACCTCCGTCGTGCGCTAGAGGTTGAGAAACTAGAGATTGCGTACTCTGCCTACGATCCAGCGTTCCCCGAGTACGGTGACCCACAGTCAGCCGACCTTGTGTGCTGCATTGATGTCCTTGAACACATAGAACCTGACCGGCTTGATGCCGTGTTGGACGATTTAATGCGGATCGTTAAGCGGTATGGGTTTTTCTCTATCCACACCGGGCCAGCCGAGAAAGTGTTATCGGATGGCAGTAACGCCCACCTGATCCAAGCCCCGCCGTCGTGGTGGCTCCCGCACCTCTGCAAGCGGTTTGAGATTCTGCACCTACAAGCGCACCGGCTCATGGGGCCGGGGTTCTGGGTACTCGTCAGCCCTCTTGAGGGCCACACGCCTCCAGCCAGCGACCGATAAGTTCTATTACCGCGATCTTTGGGTCACGGGCGACGTAAAACTCTCCCCGAGGTTCAAATATCTCGGCGAACTTCTCTTGGCTCGGGCGTAGTTTGCCGTCCTTGACCTTGATCTCTACCCAGCACACCCACAGCCGTTCGTCAGGAAGCGGGCGAGTAATGAGCCTGTCAGGGACATATCCTGCCCCGGCAAAGTCGTGGACGGTAAACCCTGCCGCCGTCAGGGCTTGACCGATCTCGCTGTCGTTTGCGTCCCTGCGACGTTTGTATCTCATCGGTTTGCGATTAATAGCAGCAAATACATCAGCACCGCATCCATCAACGTTCCGTTTAGGAGTGTCGTAGTGAGATAACACACCGACGCGACAAGGAGGGTAGGTAGCCAACTCATCGGTTAGAGTTCGGCGGGGTGATGGTCATTTTCCAGCCCTTCGGTGTCTCCACAAACCCGACCGCTTTGAGTTGTTCAGGGGTACGGCAGTTCCCGTCAATTCTGCGATGCTTGCGTAACGTCTCGGGTGTCACAAACGTCTGCTTGCACTCCCGGCATACCCTGATCTTTTTGGGTAATGGCGTGGTGTTTCTCAATAGCACGGGCGAACTCATAAACTGCTTTATAACAAACTAGACCGGGCCATAGGGCCGCGATCTCGTCATCCGTGAGCGGCTTTTTCTTTAAGTCGTTTGACACCGCTCTCTCCAAAGAAGCACCACACCATCGTGCGTAACCCCGGATCACCCAATACA